TGCGAAAGAGACTCAGAGCAGGAAGTGTCCGCAATAATAGTACACACTTCCATTCCCGCGAGAGTTACCTACTCGCGTCGAATCTAGCATCTATAAATTGTGACTTAAAAAACCGGAACCACCCGGACAAAAATTCAGTAACAAATTAAGATAACCGGCTAGATCCAGATTCCAGACAGAACATGTCATGGAATCCCCCCACAGCCACCGTGGGGTAACTCATTTAGCAGATGAGTATAAAAACTGTTGCGCGATGAAGAACTAAGCATGATCGCGCACATGCTGATTATGGACCAGGTGAAGGGGCCAACCACATTTTGGGTGGCCCAGTGTAGAAGGATAGATTGAAATCTTCCGCTACACTCACGTAGTCCGCGATATAGGCTCGAGAAGCATCCGTAGTACGGATATGAGCCGTCAACCTGTGCGAAGTTAAGCCTACTGAAGGTTCAGTGAAATTGGCTCGCTTCCCAGGGATGAATCGCCTGTTGTTTTGGTACGGTAGTTCAACGTTCACCACGTTGTTCCGTACTGTCGTCGTGAGATGAGCTCCTTTCCACATAGAAGGGAATAAGGCTAACACGCGTCGCTTGAGCAACACAGGATCAGTTGAGCTAGCGGGAAGCGGGGCAGTAAAGAACGACTGCCGAGCCGACCGCACTTCACGAGTGACGGCCGTCAACCCAGTAAAGGATGGGTTGTCGGGTCCGGGCAAAAAATACATTCTACGTAATCCTCCACGTCGGCATTGGTATGCGGGTGTGAGGTAGGTGAGCAATGTAGTGTTTGTGTAATTCCACGCGTACGTGGTTGGAGGTGTACCTGAGGTCACCTCGTCAAGCGCTTCTGGCGCTCGACCGCGTAGGAGTGGAAAGTCCGATGTGAGAAGATCCCACACCGCAAAGTCGTTGATCGACGACGAGATGACTGTGGATAGCTGATACCTCTTCAAACATTGTAAGAAGGATGTAACAGGGTCCCCAAAATGGATAGCATTCATCAGTGGAACTGCGGCAGTATTGCCTACAGTGAATCTGACGTGCGCCTTCTCCGGGTCCTCTTGTTGAGCATCAGCATTTAGATTAATCTCACCACTTTGAGGGAAATAAGTGACTTGAGACATCGTATTGTCATCGGGGGTTGTTACTTCGAAATCGTCTCCTGCTCTTACGAACACGAGAACTTGTACATCGTTGTTGGCAACCGAGTTTGGTGAGGTTAGTCCATTGTGGACACTTACCTCGATGACACCATTGTGATTAACATCCAATGGTAGTCGGGTGGTTTGATAGAACGGCTGGGAAGCAGCGGTCAAATATGGAACTCTCAAGTAATTGAGTCCTTGTGACCATCCTACTGCTACCTCAAAATCCTTGTCTTCTTCAATGTCAATCATATGTGTCAGATTGGTATTGTACTCAGAAGAGAAGAATTGCCGTGGGTCGAATTTGACCACAAGTTTTCCCTTGTGGTAGGGTGACGCCACTATCATGAACCTGAAAATCAATGTACCTCTCCAGTAGTGAAATGGGAGAGTACCAAAAGCCAGTGCGGTCATGTGGAAGGGAGCTGAGGTCCCCGCCACATTAGCGGTGGAGCGAGCGAATTGAGAAGGTGTAACATACGAAGTCCATAGCAATGTCTCGTTAGAGGCAGCCGTGGTCCAAGTAAACCTTGTCAGATAAGACTCTCTGGTGATAATGCTTTTTATAGACATTTCATCAGATCCATCCAAACCATTGACTCTGGAATCGATAGTCGTCTCCTGCTTGGCATCTAATGCTAAGCGAATAGACTGATCGTGTACATTGGTGTTGGTCGTATTTCCGCAGGGTATCTCAGTTGTGAACATTGCTTGTTCGGGCATGGACGGTCTACTAAAACCGAAGAATCTAGCTATAGATCCGACGGTACTAGCGACGGTCTGGGTGGCCATTGCGTATGGACCTATGACAGGTGCGTTACGCAGGCGACCGGCAACATGCTCGACGATAGCTGCAGGTCCAGAGACCATGCCTTTGTACTCATCATTTTTCCAAGCTTCAATGATCCCCGATTGGGGGACCATACCAAAAGCATTGGCTGATGTTGGCATGGATAAATGGACATCCTCTGCCCATATGAATATGGATAGTTCAACTCTGTCTGTAGCGCCGTTGGCGTGTTTGAGAGGAGTGAAACTGGATATCTTAACTTGACCCATAGTCTGCCACTCTCCAGCTGGTATCACAAGATTCGAGCTGGGATGAACGTATGGTAAGACTAATGTTGCTCCAGATGATCCACATGGATCTATGTACACGGAGGGACGTTGGGTGTAGTTAATGAGGTTTGCGGAAAAGAATTGGTCAAATTGGGATTCAAACTGATCGAACAAATGCAGCGGTTGATAGTGCATGAGCGCCCTTCCATAATGGAAGTTAGAGCCGGTCACTACAATCTTGACATGCAAATTGCATCGTAAAAGATGGAAGTTCGATATTCGATTCACCACTCTTGGGTTGGTAAAAAACTCATTCCAAGGATTGAAGGTGATCGATAGTTGTGATCCTACTGACCAAGACCAGGGGGTTGACTTTATGGGGCGGGACAAGAAATGTCCTAGCTCCGTATCGGTCGTGTCTGTGTTTGAGAACGTCGCATCTGGTTCTGATGTCACCGCTAATTTCCATGATTGGGCGTTGTCGGCGAAGTTGACGGTCTCGGCTCGTAAAGATGTTTCTGTGGAGACTTGATGAGACGACCGGTGTCTTTAACAACTGACATGGTGTAGGTCGATAACCATGTTAAGTTCTTTGCCTTGTTGGGTAAACGCCTCTGCGAATGCCAACTGGACAGACTGAGCACAGCTCCATACAGGCGTCTATGGAGAATGAGTAATCAAAGTCTGAACCGTCTATTTTGCTTAGTGTCCGCTGACGAGCGGACAGAGGGATGCCAGTTTAGCGTCGCGGCCCACGACGGTGCTGAGCGACTCCGCGGAGCGGAGGTTAAACACTAGAGGGAGGAGAAATGCGATATTCATCGTACTTCTCCTTCCAGGCTGCCACTCTTTCATCGTAAGATAGATTTAGAGTGAGAACCATGTGCTTGACCTCGGCTCGATCTGCGATGTCGCTCAGCTGAGCACGTCTTAGTTCAAAGACATCACGACCGTGATAGAACCAAGCCGACAGCGCACCGTCAATATTTTGAGCGGCGATCTGTCTGGCAGTGACGTGCTTGGAGCGCATCTGACAATGGAGAGACTTGAAGATCGAAGAGTCTTCCAATTTGCCAACCCAACATTTGATGTCGGGGTGGTAAAATGATTTCCTCTTAAGAAAGTCAGTGTTATCCATTGTGGAGTACTCCGTCGCTTCTGAAGTCTTGTCCGGCATAGTAAACTTCATGTCATGCTTCGCGAAATACGCGGCAACAGACTTGTGAGTGTATGCTTTGCAGGACTTGTGCACAGATGCTATGCAATCATCACCGTATGTCATCAGAGCTACATTGGCGCTAAAAGATTTTGACTCATAAATAGAGTAAAAAGCTGCGCGTAGCATAAGAGAGTTTACGATGGAATTGATATAGACTGTGAGGCCATGGCCCGATGGATT